CCTGACGTTGCATCAAAGGTAGCTCCAGTAATGGCTGTAGCTAAAGGACTAATGTCAAAAAATTCTCCACAGTAATATAAAAATAAACCTTGTGAGGTTCCTATAGCTACATATTTTTCTCCAGCGATACTAGCAAACGCATGTTGCGCTCTTGCTACACCTGGTAATGTATTATTAGAATTAGTAAGTTGTGACCAACCCCCTATTTTTTCAGGTAGTCCATATCTAAATCTAACAAAATCGCCATCGATCCATCGACTTTCTGCCCCTGATTCTGTAACCATTTTGTCAAAACCGGGTTTAAAATTAAGTTTTTGTAGCATACAATGCCTTATATATTAATTTTATAGAGAATGAAAGTATGTTAATAACAGAATTATTTAAAGAACATTTTCATAATCTGTTATAAAAAGAGTAGAAGTATACCTTCTAACACCTTTAGTTTTACTAGCATGCTGGCTATGTAACCAAGTGGAAGGAAACAACACTGCTCTATTCGGTCTAAAACCCACATGAATATCTAATTCATAACTAGATTCATAATCGTCACTTAATTCTCCATCTACATGATAAAAAACTGTTCCATTTTCAACGGCTACAGGCCCCTGCAGCATTATTAAAATATTTATGTTATAAGGATCTATGTGAGGTTTAAAATGATCTAAATTTCTTAAATCAATTCCAGAACTTTTATCTAAACCTGTAATTTTAATTTTAAATTTATTTTCTGCTTGTTTAATAAAAATGTCTCTTAATTCAGTATCATTACTTAATAAAAATCGATCGCCATAATAATTTTCATTTGTTTTTTCTTGACCAACAAACCATTTAGGAGAGTAATATATTTTAGTAGTTATATGATTTTGAATTTTATTTAAGAGGTTTTTGTCAAAAAAATTATCTAATACCTTTATCATTTTCTTTCTTTATCTCTTGAAATTTAATTTTTGTATTATATAATATACTATATATTAGTCGTTTACAATATGAAAGAAAAATTAGAATGAAAAAAACAGCAAATGTAAAAAATTTTATAGGAATATATGATGGATACATTACTGAAGAAGAATGTAAAAATGCCATTAGTATATTTGATAGTCAAGAAAAATTAAGAAACACTTTTTCTAGATTACAAATAGAAAAGATAGATCTTAAATACAAACAAGATAAACATCTTTTTTGTAATGGAGCTAACGTAGAAATTTGGTATGAAGACTTAAAATCATTAATAGTTAATTTTGATTTAGCTTGGAAACATTATTCAACTATTGTAGGAGCTGATGAAGCTTTTCAAGTTGATTTTCATTACACAACTTTAAAAATTCAAAAGACACTTCCAACTGAAGGTTATCACATTTGGCATCTTGAACATGGAAAAGGTTTTGAAAATGAATCTAGGGCTTTTGTTTTTTCAGTGTATTTAAATGATGTAGAAGAAGGAGGAGAAACAGAATTTTTACATCAAGCTACAAGAGTTAAACCTAAAACTGGTAGAATAGTTATATGGCCAGCTAGTTTTCCATATCTACATAGAGGTAACCCACCGTTATCTGGTGAAAAATACATTTTAACTTCTTGGTTGCGTTTAAGACCATAAAATGAAAAAATTTGATCCTTTTTCATATCAACATTTGTTTTATGAATATAAAATAAAAATAAACAAAAATGAAATTAATCAAATTTTAATTTTACTTAAAAATATAAATACCGACTATCAAAAAACTACATATAATAAATTAAATATTTTAAACTTTCCTGTATTAAAAAATTTAAAAAAACAAGTCACAAACATTTTAGATAAAGATAATTTATTATTAACTAATAATTGGGCTCAATTATATAACAGCAATAATAAACATGATATTCATAATCATTATGGATCAATTTATTCTGGAATAATTTATATTAATGGATCAGAACCTAGTCCAACTATTTTTTATGACAGTTTATTTCGTCCATATTATCATAGTTTTAAAAAAAATACTTTATTGATGTTTCCCTCAATGATTCCCCATCAAGTAAAAAATTTAAAATCAGAAGAACAAAGATTAATAGTTTCTTTTAATACTACGAAGAATATGAAGTAGGCCTTGCACCTAATCTAGAAATTTTTTCAGCTTCAGTTTCATCATCAACATTGTCATTGTCCCAATTCTCTTGTAATATTGTTAGATGAGCTGAGTCCCATTTAGAAGTAAACTCTGAAAAATCACCTAAGCCAGCATCGGAAAAAGAACAATGTGGAGTAGTATCTCTGTGTTCTACTTCGTCAGATGGATTAGAATTACCGTATTGAATAGCCCAAATATTTGAAAACTTTGATTGTCCCCAAAAAGCATCGTCATCTAAAATTTTATATGCTGTTGGTTGATCGTTTTCATTTTTAACTCCATGATTTATAATCATCTTGTCTTCCATTACCACTGTCCAATTTGCGTTAGTTGCCATTTTTTCTCCTAAGTTTTAATTATATAAATAACTGTTAAGTAAGGTTGTAAAACTGAGTTTGCAGATCCAGAAAAAGTTGCACTCATATTGTGAGAGTGACCAGTTCCAGAACCATCAGTGTGTGTGCTTACATTAGTATTGTTATTACTTCCACCAGCATAATTTTGTCTTAAAAAAGCACCAGTAGAAGGGTTACCTTGACCAGGGGAGTTTTTCTGAATGTGTGAGTGAGAAGGCATTTGCGCTGTGGATATAGTAGCATTAGCTGTACTACCACCCACGTTACCTGAGTTTGCTACTGTGTTTGCTCCACCTGTTGAAGCTAAAGCTTTGGTTCCTGATTTTCCAATAGGTACATTATCTTGTAAGTCCGGTACATTAAAAGTACTTGAACCATTACCTGCACCATAAGTAGTTCCTATAGATGTAAATAAAGCTGAATAAGTTGTTCTTGAAACTGCTTGACCATTACATTCTAAGAAACCTGTAGGGACCGCAGACTTTGACCATGGAACAATAGTTGCTGTAGGGATACCACCTTCTAGTAGTTCTCCACCATTAATAATTTCGGTTCCGTCTGAAAATAGTCCCATTATGAGTCTCCTTTTATCTTAGATAAATTAATTTTAAATTTTTCTCCAGATATATTATTTATCATAAATATATCACTTTCACCTTCTTGTAAAGTCCAATTTCCTTTAGTTCCATCGACTATATTACCTTTTTCTTTAAACTTATTAGAAAGATGTAAATCCCCTGTATATATGTTTCTCCATACATTACTTACAGCTCCTAAATCGTAGGTATCATTTGCACCAGGTAAAACATGTCCTGTGGCTGTTACAGCTCCAACTGAACTAAGTCCTTCTACAATATTTGTTCCATCAGAGTAAAGAACTTTGGTCCCTTTATCAGTTGCTGTCCAAGTTACACCTGTACCAGAGGATGTTTTAAATGTTACGGTAAAGGCCCCTGTAGTTGCATTCTCGACTAAATAAGTTTTTTCAATTGAATCAGGTATAACAACATTAACATTTGTTGTAATTGACCCTGTTAATTTTAAAACTTGATTTTTACCATTCGATAAAACACCGTTTGAAAAAGTCAAGGTTGCACCAGTGGTTGCATTTAAACCTACTGCATCGTATCCACCAATTGCTTGTTCTAAAATAAGTAAATTGGTATTTGTAATTTGTCCCCAAGTACCTGAGTTTTCTCCGGTTGCTTGAACGGTTAATTTTAAACTTGTTGATGTTGTATTTGCCATATTTTAATTCCTTAATATTTAATTATAATTATATTGTCACCATAAATCAAGCTACTTCTTTCCAACCTGGAGGATCTACAGGTGCACCACCTGTAGGAACTTTGGTCCATACAATTGGTCCTACAATACTTCCTTCAGCCATTGTCATTTCAATTCCTGTTAATATAGCTAATGAATCTGGTGCTGTTGCAGTTCCTTCCTGCATAGTTAAACCAAAACCAGTTAAATCTATTAAAGTGTTAGCATCTAAAACAGCTGTACCAAGAGCAGCTGTCATAGCAATACCTGTTTCAGTAACGTTAGCATCTCCAGTAACTGTTGGAGCATTTTCCTGCATTGTTAGTGGGAAACCTGTGATTGAAACGTCTACATCAGTAAAACCAATAATACTTCCTAAGTTTATATTAGATCCTATACCTGTTACATCTTCTGTTGTAACATCAGTAAACCCTTGAGCAGTTCCTAAAACTAAAGGTGTTGAAAATCCTGTAATTGAAACATTTGCATCTCCAACAACTCCTGGAGTATTTTCCTGCATTGTTAATGGAAGACCTGTTAAATTAACAAGAGCATCTGCTGTAATTTCCGTAACATTACCTAAAGACATAGGTAGAGGGAATGTTCCAACAATACCACCTGTTGTAGCCTCTACTTCAACAGGAACAAGGAATGTAGCTGGACTTAATGTTGCAAAAGGCGCTTCGCCAAAAGCTATTAAAGTATCATGTGTAGAATTAGCTAAATTAAGATTTAAATCAAAGCCTGTTACGTCAACTTGTTGTCCTATTGATGTTTCTGTGGTGCTTCCTAAACTAGATGTTAAAGCTTGACCAGTTGGTGAAACTAACACAAATGAAGAACCAAGCACAGTTCCTTCTGCTGCAGTTAAAGCTTGACCTGTTACAGAAACATCTACATCTATATTAATAATACCTGAATTTTCTTGAGCTGTTAATTGAATACCTAAAGGATATACAATTACACTAGAATCTTCTGCACTGAAGGGTGCCTCCGAATATGCTGTGACTCCTAGGGCCATGGATTAGGCTCCTGTTTTTTGTTCTTCTTTTTCTTCTTTAGGTAATTCTGGTTTTAATAAATCAGAATAATGTTTTTGTAGAACTTCTAGATCAGTAAACTCAATAGTTAATTGATTTTTTTTAGCTATAATATTGTGAAGCTTTGATAAATACATTTTACCTTGATCAGATAATTTTTCACTATCGTATTGTTTTGTGTCAAAATTAAAAATCATTACATTTCCTCTAATTTAAATCTGTATTTTTTACCATTTTTATTGTTCAAAATGTATAAATGTTCTTCACCCTCTTGAATAGTCCAATTACCTTTTGTACCATCAACTGCATTACCTTCATCTTTTGCTTCGTTAGATAAATGTAAGTCTCCAGTGTATATGTTTTGCCAAACATTACCTACAGCTCCTAAGTCATAAGTATCATCTGCCCCTGGAACTACATCGCCAGTTACAGTTAAAGTAGAACCATCAAAAGTCATGTTCGCTTCAGCGTTCATAGCATCTGTACCAGTTGCAGTTACAATTCTATTGTTAGAACCATTAGTCATGAAATCAGATACATCAACCGAAACTGCATCCGCTGCAACATCAATACCTGTCCCAGCTCCAACGTTTAAAGTAACATCGCCAGATGAACCACCACCTGTTAAACCAGAGCCTGCTGTAACTGCTGTGATGTCTGCAGTAATAGTTTTGTAGGTTTGGTCTCCTGCTAAAAAAGTTGTAGAGGAAGCTGTCCCTGTTCCTAATCTTGCAGTTGGAACTAGATTAGTCGCTAAATTAGCTGCATCTAAATTTGTTAATGCACTTCCGTTAAGTGCGGGTAAAGTTGCTGGGAATCTTGCATCTGGAACAGTTCCAGAAGTAAGTTGAGTTGCATTAAGTGCTGTTAAAGCACTTCCATTTAAAGCTGGTAAAGTTGCTGGGAATCTTGCGTCAGGCACAGTTCCCGAACTTAAATTAGAAGCATTTAAAGCAGACCCATCAATAAATCCACTATCATTATTAAAACCTGAAATAGCAATATTGCCTTTTGTTAATTTTTTTTGAGCGTTTGCTGCATCAACTACAGCAAAAAAATCTCCATCAGCGTCTGATGTAGATGTAGCTAATTCTGAAAGATCAACATCAATTTGATCTGCTTGAACGTCAATTAAATTACCTGCGCCAACATTTAATGTAACATCTCCAGAAGATCCGCCACCTGTTAAACCATCCCCTGCTGTTACTGCTGTAATATCTGCAGTAATAGTTTTGTAAGTTTGATCCCCTGCTAAAAAAGTTGTAGATGAAGCTGTACCGGTTCCTAGTCTTGCGGTTGGAACTAAGCCTGTTGCTATATTTGTAGCAACTAAATCTGTTAAATTAGATCCATTAGCAGCTGGAAGTGTTGATGGGAATCTTGCGTCAGGTACTGTACCTGAAGTTAGTTGTGTTGCGTTTAAAGCTGTTAGTGCGGATCCATTTAAAGCCGGAAGTGTTGCTGGAAATCTTGCATCAGGAACAGTTCCTGAAGCTAGATTACTTGCATTTAAATCTGTTAAGTTACTTCCATTGTTTGCAACAATGTTTCCACTTGCATCTAGTATTACTGATTT